ATCAGTTCCTACAACAATGGTAGAAGTATTAGTACCGTCACTAACAGTCCAACCCGCTGTTGAGTTACTTAGGTCAGCCCTAGCAAATTCTATTCCACCACTAGTAGATCCGTCATGCAAATGCAATGACTTATTAGTAGTGTTTACTGTCAGTTCACCTTCTGCTCCAGTGAACGAAGACATATCTGAACTGGAACCACGTCTTAACTGTAGTTGCGTAGGCATTCTAGGTCAACCCTCCGAGATCTTCAATTTGAATAGAACCACTTGGAGTATCTAGCGCGTCAAAACTTTGACTTGTTGCTTGACCAAAAGCATCAACCGATAACGCACTGAGATCTCCATAATCTCCTATAGGAAAAACTAGATTGGGATCACTCGCAGAAAAGTTAGCAATAGTCTGGATTGCTCCAGACGAATCTCGCATGTACACTGTTTTGTCAGGTATATTTACCGCAATTTCGCCTATCGCAAGATCTGATGTACTAGGCGCTGAGTTTGAAGTGTTACTTCTTTTTGGCTTTATTATGTTCGACATCTGCTTCTACAAACTCGCTTTGTTGTGGTTCTACTTGCGCGTTGTCATACTCTGCCAATTTCTCATTTGCAATTGCAAGTTTAGATTTAAGCAGAATATTCTCTAAGTTTAAATCATTCATTTGAGATGCGAGTGCATTCACATAAGTATTGATTAATTTCTCATCCATTTCATTATATCCAAATTGAGAGGACTGTATTGTCCTCTCTTCATAATTTTATTTATACTAATTATATTAGTAGGTTCCGCCATCAATCGTAGCCGCATTAATTGTTTTAGCAGTGTTGCTAGTCAAGAATGTGCCTACTTTCGTATCTGTGTAATACAGATTAGTAGAACCTTCGCTAATGTCATCAGTATCATGATTTGATACATCGGAAACTGTGCCTGTAACGTTACCTGTAACGTTACCTGTAACATTGCCTGTTAAGTTGCCTTCAAATGCAGCGACAAGTGTAGCGACAGTGTACCCTGTTCCTGATTTATTTACTGTTGTGCCTGGAACTGCTTGCAGTGATTTAAATAAATGCCACTTATCATCAGATGCATCTCTGAATAAACCAGAGTACAAATCTAGTGATCCAGATGTGTCGTAAAGTCCATAGAAACCTATGTCAACAGCATCAGATGAATCGTTGCCAGTTGCTAATGAAAACAGCGGATCATTTACTGCTAAGTTTGTAGTATCAACAGTAGTTGTTGATCCACTTACTGTAAGATTTCCTGATACTGTCAAGTTACCTGATACAGTTGGGTTAGTTGCAAGACCTACTGTCATTGTATCAGTAGCACTTACAACAACATCGATTTCATTTGTTGTGCCACTTACTGTTAGCGTATCACCGCCTGCAACAGACTGTGTGTTGGAACCGTCTGACAAAGTAAATGCAGTGCTGATAGCCGCAGTAGAAACCGCAGTTACAAGACCTTTAGCATTTACAGTAACAACAGGAATAGCAGTTGTGCTACCGAAGTTACCTACGTTTGAGTTTACAGTAGCCAGTGTACCAGTACCCGTTACGCCGGCAGTACCATCAAAAGATGCTGATGTATATGCTAGGTCGCCCGTAATGGCAATAGTTCTACCAGTTGCCAATGCAGTTGCAGTGTCGGCATTACCTGTTAAATCACCCGTGACATCACCTGTAATGTCACCAGTGATATCGCCGATTACATCGCCAGTTACGTTACCTGTGATATTACCCGTTACGTTACCAGTAAGGTCACCTGTAAGGTCACCAGTTACATCGCCAGTTAAGTTACCTGTTACATTACCTGTAAGACCAGCTGTGATCGTCCCGGCTGAGAAGTCGCCTGAACTATCTCTAACCACTAGCTTAGATGCAGTGTTGGCACTTGCAGCACCATCTACAATATCGGTGTAATACTTACCACCAATAGCATGAATAGCAGCACCGCCGCTGTTTGTCGATTCGATGTAGAGTTTAGAGCCTACACCATCATTTGAGGTATCCATTGCATATGCAAGTTCACCTACTGCTAAGTCTGACGTAGTAGGGGCTGTTGCAGCAGACCCACGTTTAATTTGAATGGTTGAAGCCATTGTTCTCTCCTAAGTTTATTGAATATAATTTTGTTGAATTCTGTTAAAATGTTCCGCCGTCCAAGGTAGCCCCTTCTTCCAATCTGTTCCGAATGGCGTCGGCTACAGCGTCACTCTCCGACACCGCAGCATCTACCTTGGCTTGAAGTGATACGGATTCCCATTTTTCATTATCAGCATTATAAACTAACGTCTCGCCTGTTGCGAGTATTCCATCTTCACCCTTGTCTAAATTTCCTATGTTATCTTCTAACTTTCCAATCTTAATCTTTGATGCGGCAGTAGTGGTAGAAAGAATAGTGTTGCCGCGTAGAGCTACCGTCGCCCCACCGTTACCGCTGGTAACCCGTACTTGTACTTCATTCGCCATGTTATCTAGTTGCCTCCGGTGTTACTGTTACAATACCTTCGATGACTCTGATCGTTTCAGAGTCTGCGGTAGATTCCATTTCAAGATCATAAACATACCTACCAGCCTTCAATGCGCTAGTCTGTGTAGCAGTTAGCGACAGTGTTACTATGCCTCCAGTAGCATCAGTTTTTACTGCTGTGAATGCAGTATAAGTATTACTGTAATAACTTTTGCGAATGTGTGCAGTAGGTGTATAATTAGTCACATCCTTCACTGAGCCATCTGGATTTGTCATATTGACTACGATAGAAAACGTGGTACCCTGATCGATTAGCAAATTGTTGATAGTAGCCATACTGCACCTTTAAAGTTTATATTATTTATAATAACAAGAAATTTATGAAAACTATACTCACCCTGAAATATGGGAACAAGTACAGCGCGTCTGACGTAAATAACATCTATGACGCTACTGAGGGCGCATATAACTATGTTTGCTTGACTGACGATCCTACAGGGCTGTATAGCGACATAAAAACACTACCCGTCGATGCAGAGTACGGTCACTGGAATAAGATTCTGATGTTAGGTCTAAAAGATCTAGGTGACGTATTGTACTTAGATTTAGATGTCCATTTACAGCAATCAATTGTTGACATCTGGAAGCATTGTCAGTATACTGCGTCTGTCGCTTTCACATACTGGAAATCAGATACTTTTCCGACTAAGCGTTTAGAGTCTAATCCAGACCCTATGATGAGCTATCTCGGAAACTACAATTCAAGCGTTATGCTATGGCGAAGTGGTCACTGCAATCACATAGTAGATAAATTTGTAGCAGATGAAGATTACTACATGGTTAAGTATTGCGGTGGCGATGATCGATTTCTTTGGCATGAATGCGAGTTGAATGCATTGCCTAAAGGATTGATATACTCATACGTCTATGGCGCAGACTATATATATGATAACAAATCATTTGAATACCGACCTGACTATATGATCGCCTTGTTGAATGGGATTGATCGACACAAAAATGTGAGACAACGATACTATGATGCACTTTCTGTGCATGAAATGGGGTAATAAGTATTCCCCTGATTATGTAAACAATCTTTACCACATGGTCAATAGAAATTATAGTAAGAGATTTAAATTCTTTTGCTATACTGACGATGCCTCTGGATTAGAGAAAGGAATACAAGTCAGAGCGATCCCTGACATAAAGCCATTGCATCCCAAGCACTGGTTTGGCAGAGAAAATTACTGCTGGGACAGAGCAAAGTTTCTACTGTTCAATTCTCACTACTGGCTAAAAACGAAAGGACCCTTTTGCTACTTTGATTTAGACGTTGTTATTCAAAATAACATCGATGACTTTTTCGAGTTAGCAACCGCTGGTCCGCATATGGTTTACAGTAACTGGGATGACCCAGCAAATCTGAATCATAGAGCATTTAAAAATATCAAAGGCACTCCTTATAATTCTAGCGTCATGCTATGGAATAGTGATCAGTGTGAAAAAATATACAATGATGTAATTAAGAATACAGATGTTGTATTTAAAACATTCTTCAAAGGATCTGATAATTATCACTACTGGCGTGAAGAACACGTTGTGGGTAAAAACTTTTGGAAGTTTCTATCTGATGATTCTGTCTACTCTTACAATAGGGGTAGAAAATTCCCTGAAGATATTGAAGAACATCTGTACAGAGAAGATGCGCAAATATGTCTGTTCAACACAGACTTAGTTCCAGGTGATCGCGTACAATACAAGCCGCACGAATTGCAGAAAGACTATGACTTGCTGATTCACTGGCATGGTAAAGATGACTTTGAAAGATTGTGGTTACCTAAACTTCCTGAAAACTTCTTTGATTACACTACAAAAGATCTAAAAATAATTCAAGACATGGTTGATAGAGAAGACCATGTACAAATAGCAGATAAGTTTTTATCTGAGTTCCCTAGATTCACGCGAGAATGGGGTAGATATCACAAAGACTACGACAAGATGAAAAACTGGTTGCAGTTTGAATGGTTGAAAGAACGAGCGATCACAGACCGGTATTTGAATTATGAAGCACATCAACTCATAAAAGAAAACTATGATTCTGGTGATCTTGTTTCTATGCATAAAACATTTGTCGATGCGTTTCCAGAAGATACTACTATCAAAGAAGCTGATCAGAGTATGCTATGGAACATGTCATACGAAGAGATCTGTGAGACCTTCGATACACTGTATGCATATCAACGACAAGATTGGCTAATGCAACAGTACAAAGAGAACGGACCGTCTGTTTTCTTTTGGCATGCGACTTATAATGAGCTTGCTGAGTTGTACAAAAAATACTACTTCCACAATCTGACTGAGTTGTTTTACGATGAAAGATACGAAGAAGTATTTGAGAGACTCTACAACATCATGCCTAGAGAAGAGTTGCTGCGTGTTCTGAATCAACAGGGCGATGATAATACGCTGTTTAAATATTTTCAGAGTTACGGCGAAGAGTTTAGCGACTTGTACAAAGGGCTGTATGATGAGAAGCCTGACGGTGCAATCATACAAATGTCTACTGCTAGAAATGATACGGGCAACGAATTCAACGATATCTTTATTGATGGGCAAGAAATGTCTGCAAAGAAACTCGGTGAGATATTTGATGGGTACGATGTAAATTGGATTACACTCTCATGCGAAATAGCAGAGCCTGTATTGTGCGACAATTTTACAGAGGTGTGTGAGTTCTTTAATAAGCGAAACATCCCTATAACTCTGCAAACTAGATTAAAAAATCTAGTATTAGATGTTGATGTCGCTGAAATAGTTTACCTCCCACCTGAAGAAATATCTGAAGAAGAACAGTCTGTACAGGACACGATTGATAA